CCACTTTTTAGGGGCGAAAGGGAAGGGGGGACATCGACGCACCACCCCCCTAGTTATAATAATAAGGTAATGAATAATGACTTATTAGAACACTTGCTTATATATTAAGGGTTGAAGTTGGTTAACTAGTTATCAACTTGTATATAATATAAATTATATTTGATATAATACATTGTGAAGTATGAAGAATAACTAATACTAAAGAACTATATAAAAATAATTCTAAAGTATTAGATAAAAATAATTCTGAAAGGTGATGTATTTTATTTCATAATAATGTATTATATTTATGTAATAAATAGAATGTTTATTATATTTATGTAATAAATAGAATGTTTATTATATTTATGTAATAAATAGAATGTTTATTATATTTATGTAATAAATAGAATGTTTATTATATTTATGTAATAAATAGAATGTTTATTATATTTATGTAATAAATAGAATGTTTATTATAGTAATATAAGTTAGATAAATAAATTATTTAATTAACTTATAACGTGTTCCGAAGAATAAGGAACAATGTACATTAAAAAGTAAATATATTTTATGTAACAGATTGTTAACTAAACACTTGACAAACAAGTTAACATATGTTATAATTAAAATATAAGGTTAAGTTAATTAACAAACAATAAATAACTTAGTGGACTGGATAGAAACCAGAAATAAAAAACAGAATGAAAATCATTAAGTGATTTATAAAATAAATAACTTAACAAACTAATTAAAACAATTGAATAAAAAGCGGTCATAATGAGAATGTAGTTAAGCCATCGCTATATCAAAAAGGAAATCTACACGTAAGCCACAATCTCACTTGATGACGTGCTGTATTGCAAAACTCTGGATACAAGATGAGGAAAGGTCTGGAGTGGTTTTATTTACGAAGTAAAGAAACATCTTTATTTATTTTATTTAAGTATCATATAGTTATTATGTAACTATTTACTTATAAAAACGTGTGGTATTTTAATAAAGTAAATAATAAATGAAAGGATAATAAATTATGAAAGATGAAATATTTATTTATTTAGGTAAGGGCGTATTCTATGGCTTTTGTTTTCTTTTTGTTTTAAGTGTAGTATTTAGTAATATAATTACCACAAAAGATATACCAATTGAAGAAAGTTGTCCAGCTTTAACAAGTGCAATCAACAATCAAACTTTAAGAGACAGAGACAATAGAGTTATAACTTGGGACAGTATAGAAGGTAAACAGATAGCTAGACAATGTAGAGTATATATTAAATAGTATTATGTATAACTACTACTTATTAACCACTTACAAAACGTGTACAAAATACGAAAGGATATAATATTATGGATAAAAAAGTCAATGAAGTATGGGGCTTGTTAATTGAATATGGAGTAGCAACTCAAAAAGAATTAGAGCTAGTAACTTGTATCAATGGTTATAATATAGACCCATTGAATGATGTTATATATGCAAGAACGGGGTATAGAAATATAGAACAATTAGAAGATGAACTAAGGGAGGTTTAATTATGGTTATAGTTACAATTGATGAAGATACATTATTAGAATTATTATTAAATAGGGTTGAATTCTGGACAAGTGATGAAGATGTCATAGAATTATACAGAGATTACTATGAAGAATTGGTTAATTCTGGATGTTTTGAAGGCTGCGAATTAGATATTATGAGTATAGTTGATAATGATTATGTAAATAATTTAACAACTATTAGCAAAGAAGACTTTGAGCAATGGGGTATTGAAAGTGAAGTGGATGATAGTATTGTTGCTTTCAATGAAGAAAAAGATTTATATTTAATTAGAACTTATTAACATGCTTTACTCCTAAGTAAGTTGCGAAGCTTACAGAGGTTATGAGTTTATTACTTGTAACCTCTTTTTCTTTTTATGATGTAACTAATTAGATGAGGTATAATATGATTTCAAATATAAATATACTTGTGAAGAATATATAAGGATAAATGGTTTTTATAAATTAAAAGCTTACAGTCAACAAAAGATAGACGATGAGATGTATAGAAACATTACAAGTAAAGAAACGATGAATTGGTTTCGTGCCTTAGGTGGTAGAGAAAAAGCAATAAGAAGAAGAACAAAATTTGGAAATAAAATCATAAGATTAGAAAGTCTATCACCGAATAAGGAAACTATGACATTAAGATATTTTGATTTTGATAAAGCTTTGGAGGTATAATATATGCAATATGTTTTATTAGCAGTAACAAGCAAAGAAGGTTTTATCACTGGTGTTGATTGGTTTGTAAATAATAAAAAACCAAAAGAGCCTTTTACATTGAATTATAATGGTGATACAATTCAACAATGCATATTCAGTGAAGAAGAATGTGAAATCTTTCATAAGATAATATCCTTATACGACCCAGAGATAATAAAGCCTTTAAATATATTCGATAAAGAGAGAAAAGAAAGATTGAATAAGGATAAATAAAACAAATGGATGATTTATTTATAGTAATAATTTTATTAAGCGCGGTAATAATAATCAATCAATTGATGTACAAATTATAGAGGAGATAAACAAATGGAGGTAATAAAGAATAACTTCATATTCAAACATATGGACAAACTTAATCCCAATAAAGTTTTGCTTGTAGTCTTTCATCATCGAGGCGGTAATGGTGATGTTCAATCAATACATCAACAACACCTAAGGCAGGGTTGGGCTGGCATTGGTTATCATTATTACATTAGAAAGGATGGGAAAGTATATCAAGGCAGACCCATCCAATATATTGGTAGTCATTGTAAAGGTAACAACAGTTGTTCGGTAGGCGTGTGTCTGGAAGGAAATTTTAGTAAAGAATTTCCGACAGACGAGCAATTGATTAGTTGTGTAGAGATATACAAATGGATTAAGAAAATGTATCCAAGAGTTTACAAGGCGGTTAACCATAGAGATTTATTTCCGACGGCTTGTCCTTGTTATCCATTAGCGGAATATGTAAATCAACGGAGGGGTTAAAGATATGAATAAAAAAGGAACTTGTCCAGTATGTCATTTGGATAATATTGAAGAAGGATGTAAGGAGGAATAAGAGTATGACAGGAGTTACCAGACGAAAAACAATAGCGGATGATGAGGTTACAAAAGAAATACTTGATAAGATTATAAGTAAAATGTTTGATAAGTTTACCAGAGAAGAAATAGAATTAACTCAACAGAATATAATTAAAACATTATTACCTTTGAAGCTATCGAACAATATGATAGCGAAAGTCATTAAGGAATTTATTCCAGATAGTAATCCATCAGCAGGCAGTGTTGCAATTCAAATAAGAAATATAAATAAGAAAAAGAATACAACACAACAGTTACTAGACTTAATTGAAAAGGAGTTATAAAATGAAATCAAATAAAGACTTATTACTTAAAGCGTTAAATAATGTTATGCTTAATGCTACTGGCTTAATAGACCAGATAATAAATTACGATACAGAAATAAATGATAAAGACATTTCAGATGCAAAACAAGCTTGTAATTTATTGAGAGGCTTAGACATTTTAGAAGAGTTACCATTTTAATGTATAGGCAAGGAAAGGAGTGTTATGACTAAAAAGAAAAGAAATAAAATACCTCCTCAACCAGAGCTATTAAGTCTTGATATGCTGAAGGCTTTAATATGCAAAGGTGATACGGGATTGCTATTTTGCTTTGGCTCTAGTTTTATATCTAGAGTTATTCAAGCAAAGACAAAAGAATATGATGAGGAACTTGTTCCATCTCACGTGGCTATGATTGTTGATGGGCAGTTTTTATACGAGAGCACCAGTGCTCCAGAGAGATTAGGAAATAAAAGAATTCCGTCGGGAGTAAGAAGATATTTACTTAAAGACTTTTTAAGACTGGAACGAACAAAGAATACTAAATATTATTTTTGTCCGTGTAATCTATCTAGCACACAGCTGGAGAAATATTTATTCTATCCTTACGGGAAAGATATAATAGTTGACTTCCTTTTAAGGGATGGTAGCGAAGGAGATAGTAAAGGTTTAATATGTAGCCAGTATGCTAACATATGTAGCGGAATACTAAAGGATGAACCTTGCCCAAGTCCAGCGGTTTTATTCAGAGGAATAAGAAGTGAAGGATTGTAACAAAAGGATTGAATTTTAAATTTTAATATGGTATAATAATTATAGGAAGGAAAGAATAAACAAGTTATGATTTACTATCAAATTAAATTAGAGGATGACAAAGTTAAAATTCTAGATGTAATAGACAGTGATAAGAAGCCGAAGGACGGAGCAGGAACAATGTTTGTTAATCTAGATGAGATGAATAAGTTTGACCCAAAGTTAGTAGAGTCAGAGTATTCATCGGGAATAGAAAAGTTTTTATAAGTCAAACTGTCAAGCCCGATAGGGCGGAGTGAACGTAGTGAACGGACACTACTCTTTTCAAACGGGCTTACCTAGTATTTTTATTAGAGTTTAATTTTTAAAATAAACAATCAAAAGGAGATATACCCTATGTGGCTGAATTTATATTATATAATGGCAAGTGGTCTAGCAGGCGTGGCCGTTGGTGTAGCCATTATGGTATTGATAGAAGAATTGACATAATAAAGTTTTGCAATTTGCTGGTGGGTTGCATTGTTCATAATAACCAACCTCGTAAACATACCTCATACTTCATGAATATCCTTTCACGTTATCTACACTAGCTTTATTTTTTTTTTAAGGAAAGAGACAAACGATGAATGCCGAAAAAGTTAAACAACTTAGCTTAAATCTAGATGATATAGATATGGCAATAAATTCAAATGGTGAAAAATTTTGGGTAAACCACGCTGACAGCCTTTGGGATAAATATGATATTAGTACAATTTTTGCAACTATGACCGAAGATGAAGCTATTAAACAAGAACTAAACCCAGAAAACGAACCGTCTTGTGGTATTTATATAACGCCTGTATCTAACAAAAATTCAGAAGAAAAGTTTATATCGTTAAGAGATTTAATTGCTAATCGTTGGCACCTTATAGAGTTTATTACAGTGTATTCTCCAGAAGAATACATTTAAAAGAAGAGGTAACAAAATGGTTAAAATAACAGAAATAAAAATGATAATTGGTGATAAAGAGTCTTCTGAATATTACAGAGACAATAAACCAATTTCAGAAAAAGAATTTTACTCTTTAATGTTAAGAAAATGCTATTACGAGATAAGAGAGGTTTATTATCAAAAAGAAGGCTTAAGTATTAGAAAGATGTTATTGGTAAAAGGAGATAACGACGATGACAATTAAAACAAAATGTGCAAAATGTGGTAAAGAAGTAACACTTGATGATAAGTGGAAAAGCTTTGCAGAGAAATTTCCAGAACGTGTAACTTGTATGGATTGTAAAGATGGAGCTAAGAAAAGTGTAGCAACTGCATATAAGAATACAGAAAAGCCAGCTAATCCATATAAGAAATCAACAACTCAATCTAATGGAGATGTTAAAAAGGTTTCAGCAGAAATGTTTAGAAAAGCTTATGATGAAATTACGGCAGAATTTTCAGATGTGTTGAATGATGTCAAAGATTATATTGGAGGATGGACGTCAACAATGGTAATCAATCGACTAAAAGAAAAGGATTAAAGTTATGAATTATTCTAAGATAGCACAAACAATATTAAAGAATTATAATAAAGTAAGAAAGAACAAAGATAATGGAAGAACAACAACAAAGACTAGATATATTAGAGGAAGAGTTAAGACAAATAAAAATACTTATTAGAACTAATAATCTTTTACTCGCTAGATTTATTCTCCAGCTATCCGAAACTAGAAAAGAATTAGGTTTACCTAAACGAAATGTGTTCTTTAAGTTTGAGTTATTAGAAGATGATTACAATGAATTAGTTAAAGAGTTTGGCAAGGTTGAAACTGATAAAGCTTTATATCGATTAGATAGAATGCTCATAAAAAACAAGCAACAATGTCCGAATAACATACGAAAGTTTATAGCTAGTAAATTAAAGAAGAGTCTAGTAGAAAAAGAAGCAAGAAGAAAGAACGATGAATAAGGTAACAGGTGACAATCCTAATAGTAATTTAAAATATCTTACCAGAAACTATTATTATGGTAAGCTTTTAGATTATGAGTTTGTTTCTGAAGCTATGATATTAAAGCTTGCTTGTTACACAGCTACGGAATACTTTGGAGGAACAACAACAGTAAGGGTTTACGTTCCGACTTCTCTCGAATACAGATTAAGACAGGCTTTAAAAATAAATGAAAACTATTTTATTATAGCAGCACCTTACAGGATAAACTTTAATAAGAAATACCAACACAGAGTAGATATGTTAATAAACATATTTGAGGAAATAATATAGAAATGGATGGAATAATAATTTTATCAACGTTGGCAGTAATGGTAATGACAAATTATATAGTAGTAATAAATGAGATATAAAAGATGGCAAGAAAAATAGATAGAGGATTAGACATATACGATTTATTGATTGACCTTGTAATGAACTTAACTCCATTACAAGCTAAGAATTTATATATAGAATTGTCTGCAAGATATATCCGAAAAGGAAAAACAAAACTATATAATAGAGATGGAGAGCTTGATCCGAAAGGAAAGATTAGGCTTTGTGAATATCAGTACAAGGCACTTCGTACAGATTATGGAGATACTTATATTAAAAGAGCTTTTGCTGTATTGTATGATTACATTGAATACTTAGAGAGAAACCAAGAAAGTAGTGCTAAGTATAGGTCAAAGCTCAAGGATTACAATTCAAAGACACATATAAATTTTCTTAAAGAGGATGGATGGGTTTATGAGAAGTGTAAAAGCTTTATTTGTAAAGACAGAATTAAAATAGCTCTTAACCCATACACGATAGAAGATTTTAATACCGCAAAAGAATATATTAAAATGATACCAAAAGACATTAGGGAAAATGCTTTTGATGTTAAGATGTTAATGATGAAATTCCCAGAATTAAAGGAGGTTGATTACGATGAGTAGCTTTCAAGAAATATGGGATAGAATAGATAAATGTTTGACGGCATTCGATGAAGTCATAGCTGAAATCGGAGAGGAAATGCATCCAGCGGAAGACGAATATGGTAGAGATGTTTTTGAAACAAAGTTAGTTATCCCACACGAAGATTTTGAAAAACTTCAAAGAACTTATGACGAACTAGAAGACTTGAATATAGAAATTATGAATGATATAATAGAAATAAACGATGGAAAATAATGAATATATAAACAAAAGAATATATAAACCAGTACCAATCCTTGATGGTATTCAAGAAATCAAAGACGACTTTGAAGAAAGAATAGCTCAAGGAGATACTACTTATGGAATTGAAATTCTAGATGACTGCGTAGAAACAATTAGAAATGGTTCTGTTACATTTATCATTGCAAGAGCTAACGTCGGTAAAAGTTTATGGGGTTTAACTATTGCAACCAATTTAGCTAAACAAGGAAAGAAAGTTTTAATTTGTTCCTGTGAAATGGGTGCAGGGCTTCTTATGGAACGGCAGTTAAAGACATTAACTGGAATAGGAATGAAACAATTAAGGGAGATGTACTCATCTCACAGAGACGAAGCAAACTATATAATGGATAGTATAATAGAAGATGACCAATTTGATTACTTAAAGAATATAGATATATGTGAAACAGGCGGAGCAACAGTTGAAGATATGATTAAAATGTTTGACTGTTTCCCAGAATTTGAATACATTGTTGTTGATTATATTCAGAGAGTAAGAGGAGTTGGTACAGAATATGAGGTGATAACAAATGCGGCTAGAGAACTACAAACGTATGCTAGAAGAACAGGAAAAAAGTTTATTATCTGCTCTCAAGCTAACAGAGCAACAGACCAAAATAATACAGCAAGCAATGCGGGAAGTTCCAGACGACCCTTTGACGGTAGCTCTATTCGAGGGAAAGGCAGTGGTTCCATCGAAGAAGATGCCGATGTCGGAGTAACTTTGGCTGAATTATATGAAAATGGAGATAAGAAAATTCTCGCAACGCTTTTTAAAAATAGATATGGAGATAAGAAAAATATCACATATAAATATAGATTAGATAATAGATTATGTTTAATACTGGAAGGAAGGAATTATGTTTAAGTCTTTACCGAAAACTATTGTTCTAGCTATCTTCTTAATTAAGTCGTTAGACTTACGAGAAGGCTTAAGCCTAGTGCAAGAGTTAAATTATTTATGGAGAGAATTTAATATTAGAGTTCGCATAATTCCCAAGATTAAATATTTTACGGTTTGTTTTTCTTATAAAGACAACCAACTTAAACAAATAAAAACTGATAGACTCAAAGATATTATTAAAATATCGGAAGAAATCAAAAAACAAAGATGTAAAAAGGAAGGATGTTAAAATGAAATCAAGTAACCCTAGCGGTCACGTAAATTATTATGTAGTCTATGAATGGGATAAACGAATTATTTCTTCTAAGTTATTTCTTACTAAAGAACTAGCTGAGAAGTATGCTGAAGATATAGAACGACAAGGTAAAAAGGTAAGAGGTATTGAAGAATATGGGCATTAACGAGAAAGAAAAATATGTAAGCTTGTATGATAAAAATAGAATTGTTGAAAAAATAAATAATGTTTATTTTACAAACTTGATAGATTTTTTGCATCAAGTTAAACGTTATTCTTGTCCCGAAATGAGCATCAATATTATTCCTTACATAGCTACAGCTGGTTTCACTTTTCATTTTGAGCGTTATATTAAGGGATATAAAAAACCTTTAACAGCATTCTTTAGAAAGACTGAAATTACTCAAGAGGAATTAAAAGCTTATCATAATTTATTTGAGGTGTACATGTCGGCAGATAAAAAAATGACAATACAAGAAGCTATAGATATTTTAGACCCACCAGACGATAGTAGCGAGAAAGAAGAAACTGAAGGGTATGATTTGACTGATGATGGAATAGGAAAAAAATATGATAACGGTAAACCTATGGCTGGTACATTAACAGATGTTTTTAGTCGAGCTTTAATGGCAGTTGGTGCGTGCATTGAATATGGCACACATAAATATCCCGACCCAAAAAACTGGCAACTTGTAGATAATGGCATTAAACGATACCGAGATGCAATGGTAAGACATCTACTAAAATACAATGCTGGTATTGATAAGGATGAAGAAACAAAGTTACCTCACTTAGCACATATGGCTTGGAATGCACTAGCTATCTTAGAATTATATATGCAAGAACATAAAGATGAATTAGATAAGGAGATATTTAAATAATATGAATTCAAAAGAAATCGGACAATGGTGCGTAGATAATAAAGCTATGCTTGCAAAAATTATTATGAAGTACGATAGATACCCAGATAACTTCCAAGATAATTTTAATCATCTTACTTTACGCTTAATGGAACGTGGAATAAAATTTAAAGAAGGCATTGGTATAAAGTTTTCTACTTATGCTTATAAGATTTTAAGTAGAGAAATGGCTACATATATGAACTGGAGATTAAGTAGATTAAGTTATCCTTATGCTGCTTTAACGATGAATAAATACAGCAAAAAAAGAGTAGCTCTAGAAAGAGGAGGTGTAACCTTTGGAGCTATCCCAGATTTCATAGAAGCTAAAGCTGGTGCAAAAGACTTAACCGAAATAGAAGAGCATATGGACTCTGAAGCATTAAGAGCTAAGATGAAAACAATAGTCGAAAACTATATAACTCCAACCCAGAAATCTTTATTTAAGTATAGATATAATGAGGACTTCATACCAATTCATTCGTTTAAAGAATGCGGAGAAATGTTTGGTTACTCTACTACACGGGCTGCACAGCTTGAAAGAAAAGTAATTGATAAAATTAAAACTTATCTTTATCTAAAGGAGGATATAATTAAAGATGACAAACGAAGAAAAAAGCAATCAACAGAAGAAAGAAGAGAAAGAATTAGCGAAGCAAAAACCAACAATGTGTGGTACTAATAAAGAAAGTGCTCCAGAAGGAGCTGCTGAAGGTATAACATTCGTTCAAGTTAAGTTTGGTTTAAACTTTACAGAAGACGAACTTCTTGCGATAGCAAATAAACCTCATAGCAAACTTGCCGTAAGAACAAAACAATATATCTATCGATGCGTTAAATATGCGGCAGAAAAGTATATTAAAGAGAATGTATCAAAAGCTTAATAAAGGTATTGAAAAATACTTTACAATATGTCATAATATAATTAAAGGAGATAACAAATAACTTTATGAAAAGAAAGAAAGAAGTTATAACATTTATGTTACCAGATGATTTAGATTATCATACAGATGAAGATGATAATATTCTTTACTTTGATAGCCTGGATGAATTGATGGGTTATTGTAATGGGAATGGAATACCTCTGCATAAGTTAGCGGTATTCACCGTAACAGCAGAAGAGGAAATATAAATTATGTACGACGTGGCTTTATTAGATTTTGATGGATATATTTGCAAGGCTTATTATGCAACTATAAGTAAAGGCTCAACAGACTTCGATGAGATGTTGGCTTTACTCGAGGAGTTAGTTGAGTCTGCAAAGACAAAAATGGGTAAGTATGCAGATATTAACTATTATATATCTGGACATACTTATAAAAAAGATATTTACCCATCTTATAAAGCTAATAGAAAGAAAGACCCGTTGCTCGGAGAGTTTAGAGAGTTTATTAAACTTTATTATGGAGATAAACTTATTAAGGATAATGTTGAAGCAGATGATTTAATTGTAATGGACTATGAATTTTATACTGGAGCTCGTAATCCAGTTGTTTTCTCTGATGACAAAGACCTTAGATATTATTGTAAGAGATATTGTAAAATAAATCTATCAGAAGAAATCATTGAACAAGATGAAAAAGAAATGGAACAACATAGAATTATTCAATTCTTGACTGGAGATAAAGAAGACAATGTTCAAGGTATTTATGGCATTGGAGAAAAGAAAGCTCTTATTGAATTAAATAAACTTGGTGGAGTCACAATTGAAAATGTAATAAGAATTTATAAGAATAAAGGAATAGATATTGATGAATGCTTAAAAAATTTAATCCTTATCTCTCCATTACATAGTAAGGTTGTTGAAGACTATTGTTATGATGATGAGAGTACTTTAGATAATATTATGGGGCTCTTTAAATATTGGAATAAAAAAGTAAAGGAAATATATTGTGAAGAGTAAGTCATCTCCTTGTTATCATTGTAAGTATGCGAAAATAGTGGAACTATATGAGACGGTTTTCTTTTGTGAACATAAGGAAGAATACGAAGATGCGGCGAAAGTAAAACAATGTAATAGATATGATTTAGAAAGGATGTACAACAGAGATGAGTCGGTTTAAAAATTTCTCAAGTGTTTTAATTTCATTTATGGTAGCTTATTTTATATTCTGTACAATGAATGAATTAGTAGCTCAACTAATCTTTTTCCTTGGATTAAGCATTATAGGCGTTTATATTTTTAGATTAAGTCATTTTATAATAGGCAAGTTAAAGAATATAAAGTTTTGCGATTGTGGTTTCTGGAATAGAGATGAAATTTATAATTGGGATGTGAAACTCATTGACTTTAGTAAAGAGGATGGAAGAAATGAATAAACAAGAAATATTAAACGAAATAAATAAAACAAAAGAACATCTCGCTAATATGGAAAAGATGTTGGAAGAATGTGAGTGTGAGAGGTGGAAACCTAAAGCTAATGAAAAATACTGGTATGTCACTAGCACAAATCATACAGCTCAAACAGATTTCGTAATGGGAGACGACTTTCAGAGATGGTTAATTTATAACTGTTTCAAGACCGAAAAGGAAGCCAATCAAGAGACTGAAAAACTGCTGATAAGAAGGCAATTAGAAGATATTGCTAGACGCTTAAATAAAGGCGAGAAAATTGACTGGAAGAATAATACACAAATTAAATACACAATCCTTTTCCTTACCTCAAATGATGATATTAGTTGCGTTCCTAGTTCTATGCGTAAAATTCAAGGGGCTGTTTACTGTTTAGATATTGAATTTGACAAAATAGCAACTCGAGAAATAGGAGAAGAAAAACTGAAGAAATATTTGAGAGGTGAATAAGATGAAGAAAGCTAAAGACAGTAAAGAATATGACGCAATGTTATTTGAATACATTGAAAAAGAATTAGGTATCTCTAAGAAGAAAAGAAAACAAATTAAGAAAGAAAGCAAGGTGTTGAATGAAAAGAGATAACACATTAAAAGAAGAAACATTAAAGATTGACAACGGAAGAATAATGGTTGTATCTGATATTCACTTTCCTTATGAAGACAAGTCTGCTGTGACAGCTTTTATAAGAGAAGTAGGATTTAAAAGACCAGAAGTAATCGTTCTTAACGGAGACCTACTTGACTTCTATAAGCTTTCTAAATTTTCTAAAGACCCAGCAGGAAAGAACCCAGAAGAAGAAATAGAGATGTGTAAAACTTTCTTAAGGTGTTTAAGAAGAGAAGCTGGGAAAGAATGCAAAATATATTATACAATTGGAAATCACGAAAGCAGATTAAGAAAATATATATTAGACAATGCACCAATGGTAGCAGGACTAATGGAAAATGTATTTAGCTTGTTAAAGCTTGAAGAACCAGACGTTGTGGGCTGTGCTAGTTTACTTGTGAATGATACCTTTATGTTTAAACACGGGAGTAGATTGGGGAATAAATCGGGGTTATCCGCTATAAAAGAACTAGAGGCTCACTACTTATCTGGTGCAACAGGACACGTACATAAATTAGCTAGATATAGTGTACGTAAATCAAAACGTAGATTTCTTTGGTTAGAAACTGGATGTCTGTGTTCTCTTGACCCAGAGTATATGATTGACCCAGACTGGGAACACGGAATAGGAATTGTTACTTTTGAAAAAGGTAAACTTAAAAATGCACAAGTATATCCAATCGTAAATGGAGCAGTATTATATGATTAGTTTAAAAGAATGCAATACCCAGATAAAAGCACTACAACTATACCTTAAGAACAACAGAAATATGACAGATGCTGAACGTATTGCGACGTATGACACATTGACATTTTATCTCGACACGAGGGCTTTACTTGTTATGAAGGGATGCAATGACAAGATAGCTAAGGAAGAGGAAAATTAAAATGAAAGATTTAAGTATAACTAGAGAGATGATTGAAGCAGTTGTATTAGCTCAATTGTATAGAGAAGACCCAGCTGAAAGATTAAGAAAAGCAATCACGGGTAAATATACTTCATCTGAATTTAATGCTGTATATCATAATATTTTAAGTCATCCAGATTTTAGTAAAATAAAAGATGAAATTATTCAAACTGAAAAAATGACTTGCATAGAAGATGATAGTGAAACTGTTATGTTGATTTATAACAAACTATTACGTGATGCACAGAAAGAAAAGAAATATGAAGTGGCTGCACGTATTCTTTCAGAGATAAGAAAACTTAAAGCTATCGACGATGCAGAACAAAAGTTTGAAGTAATCATAACAGTTAAACCGCCCAAGACAGCCGAGCCTGTTAAGGCGACAGGGAGTGAAACGACTGTGGACACTACTTCTTCTGAATAAACATTTCTGGTATTTTGAAAACGTAACGAAATCAAGTTAGATAAAATAAAAGAGGTTATACCCCTATGTATTTATATCCATTTAAAATATTTACAATCTCAAAGAATAAAAAATTATTTAAGTTATCCGAGCCAAGTCGTACGATAGGCATATATGATGCTGACGTATTTAACTATAAGCAAGCGGAGCAGGCTAAATGTGTTGCGATTGGTAGTAGTATATCTGTGTTACTAGGTAAACTTACTCCGACTGTAAGTCTTATAGTTTTAGACTTGGATGATTGCTTTAAAGATGAAGAGATGGAAGACCAGACAAAAGCATTTCTTGAAGAGTTCGATGACTCTGAATGGGAGGTATCAAGTTCTGGTACTGGAATACATATTTATATTTTAACCACTCTAGACCTCGGAACATTCATTGTCAAGGATTTAGAAGGTTGCAAATCTTTTGAATGCTACACAAACAAAAGACATATAGTTACGACAACGTTTGATTTTTACAATACAAATTTAAAGGTGGATAAACATAATGACTTTATTCAAGAATTGTACCAACGTGTGCAAAAGCATAAAGCCCAAAAAGAAGAACTTTCTCAAAAGGCTATGGTTAAAAATACGTTTCAAGGTGTTGAAATTAGAAGTGACTCTGAAGCGTTTGCAGCTGGAATACGAAAAGAAAGCCCAGTAACAGATATGTTCACGCTAAGAAAATGTGGATATAAAGATAGCAACTTAATTGAAATAATTGATATGGAACCATCTTGTGTTGACCAATCCGCACACGATGCTAAGCTTATAAGAAAACTTATGTACTATACTTTCTCGTTTGATGCAGCTTGGGAGTTAGCAAAAAAAACTAATTATTATAAACACAAAGATAAATTTCACCAGACAAAATTTAACAGTGATAGATATAAAGAACGGACTAGGATGTTTATAGGAGGATAAATTATGGATGAAGAAAAGAAAGAGATAAAAGATAAGAGTATATGCGTAAAGAATTATAACTTAGCTAAAGATTTCTTTAAGGACAATCTTTCTATAAAAGAAAAAGATAAAATTTTTGCACATCTTTTGCAATGTCAAAACTGTCTTAAAAGTTATAAGTTTTATTCTAAAGCAGTTCTTAATGAGAACTTTAGCGTAACAGAACAAGCAATAAATTTTTGTAATGCTAATCTTGAAACACGACTCCAGACCAGAGGTCTTTTAAGGAAACAAAAGATTAAAGGACTTTATACAATTGATAACAAATATGAAAGTATTGCTAAAGAGTTTAAACTATCAAAATTAAAGGATGTTGAAGCGGTTAGTCAATTATTCTTAGGGGATGAAACAATTGAGTCAATAAAAGACCCAGAATTGCTACTTGAATTTACAAAACATTTATGCTATAATATTTGTAAGGAAATAGATTTACTTGAAAAATGTTATAGAAAAGGAATGGGGGTTATTATCAATGAGAGACCTTAATCAATACGATGTTATATTCTGTGATATAGATGATACGCTTGTCCATGGTATGTGGACAGACCTTATGTCTGTTACGTGGAAAATGTTTAGAAGTCCTATTATTGCAGAGTTACTAATGGATTTACAAGCAGTGTTTAGCATTTTTAAAGCTAATCAAAAGCTTAAATATATGTTAATGAATTGCCATAAACCAATTATATTTCTTACAGCCAGAAAAGAATGCTTAGCTACAAGAATATTATTAAAGTCTATATTAAATAAAAAAGATTTAGATATAACAGTTTGTTCACTTGCGACAGATAGACCAGCAATAGATAAGTTGAATAAAATTGTATTCTTTATGCAAGCTTGTATGTATGATAAAGTTTGTTTATTTGATGATAATATGGAAGTGAGAGAAGCTGCATCACAATTAGATATAGATGTATTTGACCCTACGACAATGTTTGAAGAGAAGGTTTACTAATGTCTAAAAAGACTCATTACGAATTATTCCAATCTCAATATGACTTTGCTTTTGGTATTGATAAAGAAGCCAGAGATAAATGCGATAAAGAAAATGGGCGTGGTTCTTATATGGACTTTGCTCTTTACCAAGGAGGTTTCACGTGTAAGAAGGCGAACGCAGAATGGTTAAGTCCTAATGGTTGGAGACGATTAGATGAATTAACAAAAAATGATTTAATGGCAGTCTATCATAGAGATGGTAGTATAGAATTTGAGCATCCTAAAGAAGTGTTTAAATGGAACGCTGATAAATGGTATGAGTTCCATACCAGAACCCTGCATCAAATAAACTGTCCTAATCATAAAATGTACACAATTAAAGACGGTAAAGAACATATTCAATCTATGTCTGAATTTTATAAAGAGCATCAGAATAATAAAAATGGACACAGGGGAAAATTTATAACAACCTTTACTCAAAAAGGGATAAAGACTGGTTTAACAGAAAATGAACTCCGTGTGTTAGTTGCTTATCAAGCAGATGGATATAATTATATTACTTCTGACTGGAATGTTGCTTTCCATTTTTGTAAAGAAAGGAAATGCAAACGATTATTACATTTATTAGATAAGTTAAAAGTTTCTTATAAAAGAGGAGAACTAGCATCTAATGAATATAGGGTTTATGCTAAAATCAAAGATAGTCTTAAGGTAAAGGTGTTTCCTCAATATTGGTATCAGCTTGATGCTTCAGAATTAAAGACAATAGTAGATGAATGCTCATATTGGGATGGCTCACAAGGGAGACATAATTCATATTATACATCTATAAAAGAAAATGCTAACTTTATTCAATTTGCAGGGAGTGTTTCTGGATATAGAACTACTATATCTATGAGAACAAGACCTTCCGCTAGTGGCTCTGGAAAGTCTGTAACAGAATACAGGGTGAATTTCAATGCGAATACAATGCCATCTCTTTATGCAACTAGAAATAAAGCCGAAATAAAAGTATATAAAGCAAATAAGGGCGAATTTAAATATTGTCCATCTACTTCAACTGGGTTATGGTTATGCAGGGAATTTAATCAAATAACAGTAACAGGCAATAGTGGGAAGACTTTTTGTGGTTCGTTAAGAGGGTTACTATTTGCATTTACTTGGGCTGGTTGTACAGGATTAGTTGGGGCTGCATCTCAAGACCTTTTAGACAATACAACTAAATCTAAATATGAATGGCATCTTGAAAATATGGGAATGCAAGAAGGACAACATTACTGGTGGTCTGATAGAAAAACAAAACTAACTCTTGCTAATGGTTCAACAATTAGATTTAAAACAGTATCAAACTGGGAGAACTTTCGTTCAACAGAGTTTACTTGGATTGAGCTAGAAGAAGCTTCATTGATTGATGAGAAAACGTTTAAAGAGCTTTCAGCTCGTCTCCGTGAAGCAACAAAAAATGAATGGGTTAATCCTTATAGAGCTATGTTTCTTCATACAAACCCTCAAGGTACAAGAGGTTGGATATATAGAATGTTTAGAAATCCTAAAACGAAAGTTGAAGGGTATCGGGCATTAACGGCTCCAACTACAGAAAATACATACTTACCTAAAACATATGTTGAAAACCTTATGAAAATGTATTCTGCTGAAGAAGTTGAAGAGTTGATTATGGGGCTTGATGTAAATAGAGATAATACAGTCGCTTTCCCAGATTTCAGTTTAATTGAAAACGTAAGAAGCTTACAGTACGACCCATCCCATCCGCTTATACTTACTTGTGACTTTAACTATAATCCAATGTGCTGGTATCTTATTCAGCAATATAATAACAAGTGGTTTATACTTAAGGAATTGATATTTGAAAACGTTACTACGCAGGATATGTGTAAGATAATTGAGCCTATTATAAAAGAACAATATGGTACTAAAGAACTAATTATAATGGGTGATGCCCACGGGGCTGATATGAAAACAAATGGTTCTGATTATCAGATTATGTCTATATATTTCGGAGATAAAGGCTATGACTTTGTAATTAAAGTATTAAAATCAAACCCATTTATTAAAGATAGATTAGCGGTTCTTAGAGGTATTATCAAAAATGCAGTAGGAGAAAGAAGACTATTTGTTGACGAAAGTTGTAAACGTTTATTGTATAATTTCGATGAATGCAAAAACAATTTAGCAAACGGTGGACTTAAACTCCCAACCGATAATGAAATACAACAAGATGATAATAAGAGGTATTTAATTCATCCTATTGATGCGATAAGTTACCCAATGTATTTCTTAAATAAACAACAAAGCTTAGGAGGAGATGAAGATATTACATTATAGGGGTTAAAAATTATTTACCTTTATATTATAATATAGATATAACATAAGGAGAAATTATGTCTGACGAAACAATTACAGTGAAACAAGATTGGTATGACGTCTCAAAATACAAAGATGAAATATGCCAATTTGTAAACAAAAAGAAAGTTGACCTTGGTTCTGTTCTTTCAATTATGCAAGGAAATTATGTTAGATTGTATAGAACAGTTTATTCTGGTACAACGGAGTCCGATGTTGAAAGATTTCCTCATTCCGCTGAAATGTTTAAGGTTTATAAGGCAGCAAACATCGAAGCAAGTTTATCTGGATATTCAGCATTATTAGAAGTAGATGGAGAAGATGCACATAGTGTTTTACTTGCTCCAGAATTAAAGAAGATTATGACTAAACAATTTAAGTCTATGTCATTACTAGAAAAATTATCTGGTGATACATTAGATGACTGGATTTTAAAAGGTGAAGCCGTTGCATTCATTAAATTAAAAACCACGAACGAACAGTTTAGACAAAAGCAAACCTTGTACGACAAAGAAACTGGGCAAGATGTAGCTTCATTCAAATTAGTAGGGGATGTTCAATACAAAGATATTGATATAGAACGTATTGACCCACTTGACTTCTTTGTTGACGCCTACGATTACGATAAAGACCCAGATGGATGTACAAAGATTGTTAGAAGCTGGATTTCAGCTGAAGAACTTTTAACATCTGATGCGTACCCCCTTCTAACCAAAGAACAAAAAGATACAATTATTTCTAAAAATTCTAAGAACGGTCAAGGCTATCCTTATATCTATTCTGGAAGTTGTACAGATGAGTCTCAATCAAGAACTGATAAAGATAGAATTGAGGTATTAAACTTCTATGGTAATTATATTACAAGTGATAATAAAGTTCTTAAAAATATTAAAGCTACAATAGTTAGCGGTACGATTGCTAAAGCTGACTACAATCCTGTTACAACAAATAGAATTATTTACGCACCTTATAAAGTTGACAGAATGACTCATAGAAGTATTAGCCCATTAGCCTGTGTAAAACCTGTAAACAGATTGATTAACCGTGCAACTGATATGTTCATCAAAAACTTAGAAGACGCAGCAGTGCCTTGGTTAATGTATTCTAAAGGAGCAATTAGTCCTCAAGATAGAAAAGGAATTAGAGATAGAAAAGAAATTGAATATCAAGCAACATCTCAACCGCCTCAATTCTGGACTCCTCCATTTACAGCAGGACAAGGACTTGATTTATTAAATCTTGTATTACAGGAAAATAAAAATGTATTAGGTATAAATAACTATATTACTGGTGACGGTGGGGGAGCAGTTAGAACAGCTCGTGAAACAGCAGCTCTTCACCAAGCAGCAAACTCTAGAATGAGAGTTGAGACAGATGTATTCTCATATAGATTTATGTTACCATTATTTAATAGGTTCTATACATTTAACAGAGAACTTGCTCTATCATTAGAACAACCATTAAACGAAATTTATTCAGACCCGACCCTTAAGGTATCTATTAGTACTAACGCAAGTCGTGCTGATAAAGAAGGTGAATTACAACGTTTAATGCAAATGTTACAATTACCTATTGCACAAATGATATTCTCTAACTTAGCTCCAGACCAAGTTGTCTTAGCAGTTAGATACTTGATGGCTAAAGCTGATTTAACAGATGCAGATAATTTGTTAGAATTAGTTGATAGTCAAGGTAATACTCAATCTCCAATGATGGGCAAAGATGGAAAACTTTTAGAAGGGGTTCTTCCTTCGGAAGGGGTTGAGCAACAACAAATACCTATACAAGATATGAATATGTTAAATGAACAACAAGGAGAAATGTAAATGGAAAATGAAGAAAACAAGATTGTAGATGAAACAATAGCTTCAGCAGAAGAAGTTAAAGAAGAAGAGACAACTCCTATCGGAGCAACAACTCCAGAAGAAACTACTGCTCCAGCTGAAGTAACTGAACCAGTGGAAGAAGAAGCAAAAGGTAAAACTGAAGGTGATAGTGAGCCAACAGATGAAGAACCTGCAACTCCTTCAACTGAAGAGGATAAAACACAGGAAGAACAACAACCAGAAGAACCAACTGAAGATAAACCAGAAGTTGAAGATAAGGTAGAAGAAGAAAAAGATGTGCCAGAAGGAACGACAGCTCCAGAAGGAGCAATTGAGCAACTTGACCCAGTTCAAGAAGACCTTATGGCTCAACTTGAAGAACTTAGAACAGAAAAAGAAGAAAGAGAAGCTCTTGAAGCTTGTAACATTGAAGTAATGAAAGTTGAAAGAGAATTCCAAGATTGTTCTAATAAAATTGCTCAAGCTCTTAAAGACTCTTTTGCACAGAATGGAATTGACTCTTCTAAAACAATGGAAGAACTTAAAAAAGAAGACCCAGCAAAAGCAACATTAGCTATGCAATTTATAGCTCAAGCACAAGAACTTAAAGCTCAATTAGAAAATGCAGCTGTTAACGAAATTTCTAAACATCAAAACGAAGTAATCTATCGTGCAGCATCACGTGAATTTGAAAAGATGGGTTTAAATCTTGAACAAGCTAAAGAAGCGGTTAAAACATTTAAACGTATCGTAAATGAAGTTGGTGTTGTAGATTTAAAAGAAGACCTTCAAATGAAAGTTCAACTTGCAGCTGGCAGAGCTAAGATTGTTGTGCCAGAAGGAATGATTACACCCGAGGTCGAGCCTGTTAAGGCGACAGGAGTCGCAGACGACGTGGACACTACAAAAGTAAAAGACTCTTCCCCAGAAATTAAAGAGGTAGTTGAAGAAATTACTAATGAAGAAAAAGAAGAAGTACCCCCTACTCCAGTAGTTGAAAAACCAAAGGTAGAAGACTTTGAAGAAGGCGTAGGTGGAAAAGGCTCATCTGGGGCTGGCACAATGATAAACGAATTAAATGTACTTGAAGAATTGGCAAAATTACCTTATAAGGAAAGAGCTAAATTCTACAAAGAACACGAAGACTCAATTGCAAAAGCTTTATCTAAAAGAGGTTAAGAATGAATATTAAAAGATTTTTTAGAGCTTTTCATAAAGCAATGAAAGAAGAAATAGAAGAAGTTAAAACACTTAATGTTACAAAAGAAGATGAAGAACAAGCTTCCAAGATTGCAAACCTTGCGGCAGATGCTATGATGATGTATGGTGTACCCGTAGGGGGAGCTGGAAGAGCAATTATGAAAAAGGTAATTGCATATAGTTTACGTGATATTAAGGATGGAGTAAACGCTCCAGATAAGTTAATTATTAAACGTGTAATTAACGAATTGAAAGAAGAGCAAAAAGACGTATAGTCCGATTAGGGGCAACGAAGCCTAGCAAGTGGCTAGGGTAATATGTAACCAACTATGGCAGTAAGAGAAGTAATCTCGGTTTATTGGTGGTTCGGTCGAACATATTATAAGGTTTAAATATATAGAAAGGAAAACAAAATGGCTATTGATGAAAATTCACAAATTGCTAGCGTAGGTGCTATTGGTAACCAAGGTGCACAACAGATGGAAGTTGCATACGCTGCTAAGATGGCTGCTGTATTAACTCAACCAATGGGAGATATGACAACTAAATTAGTTAACGAAGATTTCGCTGGTGATTTCTTTAAAATCGGTGACAGCGTTTCAATCACTAAACCAGATGTAAACTCTGTTAAATTTGAATTTGGTGAAATCAATACTGGTAAAATCTTGGCTGGTAATACAGCTGATGTTGGTACTAATGGTGCTGCTAAAGATGCTAGAATTAAAGGTACTTATGCTGCATTCACTAAAAACATCTTGACTATCGACAAGTATGCTAAATATGCTTTCGCAGTTTCTAGATTAACTAAGGCTGAAGAAAGATGGAATGAAGCATCTGGTAACTTAGCTCTTGAAGCACATAACTTAAGAACTGGTCATAACCTATTAACAGCTAATATGATTGTTAATGATACAACTGTTGGTAGAATTGGTACTCCAGAAGCTCCAATCGAATTGGCTACAGCTGATGAATTGTTTACTAAAGTAATCATCCCAGCTAAAACTAAATTAAGAGTTGCTGGTGCAATTGCTTCAGATGGACACATCACTTACGGCTCAAACCCTCAACAAGGTGTAAACGATAGGGCTACTGTATTTGTTCCAGATAATGCTTATAACCTATTGTTAACTTCTGAATACTTCACTAGAGCTAGAGGAACTGATTTAGCTGATAAGAGAGTTGAAGGAAAATCAATTGATAGAGTTTTAGGTATGGATCTAGAAATCGAAGCTTGCTTAGACCCTAACAACGCTGACCTAGAACACAAAGTAACTATTACTGATGCAGCAGCTGGTGTTATGGCTGTAGTTATTGGTACTAAAAACTTAGTAACTAGAGCTTCAAAAGTTCTTCCACCAGATACATTCGTATCTCACGATAGATATGCTGATGAATACCACGGCTTAGAAATCTATGGTGAAAAATTGGTTGAACCAAAAGCAGGGGTTGTTGCATTTATTAAATTGCCTGCTTAAAATTCACATTGTTTCGTGATATAATATTTGTAGAGGGGGTTGGGTAAGTAACCCTTCCCCCTTTTTCTTTACTAACTTTAAAGGAGAAAACAAAATATGGCAGTATTAGTAAAAGACTTGTATGATAGATTAGCTATCGCTACGGGTTTTCCACTTTACACTAACGAAACAGACACCCCAGACATCAATAGGTTTCTCTTAGAACAACTAAGTGAAGCCTTATTAAGCGTTATTGACGATTGTTACATCTGTAATAATGTTTTAGAGCGTACAGATACAATCACTACATCCAAGTTTAAAGATGAGTATGGTATTGATGGTATTATTAAAAACGTACAACTTATTCAATCTGGTTCAAATAAAACACTTAAGTATAATCAATTATTAAATACTTATGATGAAATTGAGCACAAGGTTTTAGAAAAGGATGAGGAGACAGATGAGCCAATTAAAATGAGCAACACTGGTATTCCTTCAGAGTACGTTATTAGAAAAGGTTATCTTAAGCTCTTACCTATGCCAGACCAAGAATATACTATTAAATTAACTCTTTCAACTACTGACCTCGTTTCAACTAACAATGATGAATACAGAGATAGAATTGAAAGCGTTGACGATAGCATATTAGCCAATAATAGATTTTGTGACCTTGTTTTACTAAAAGCTTGTGTGCTAGTATTTACAAGACTTCAAAACGCTAATGCTGGTTATTACTCTCAATTACTTGATGCTAGAATGAAAACTTTCTTAGAACACGACATTGGTTCAACAGAACTTATGAGAGGGTATAATAGACAAGCTGGACATTATAACTACAGAGGAGGATTACTAGACTAATGGCAAGAAGAAAAATAGATGCAAGTCAAGCTCTATTTACTGACTTTAGTAAAGGCTTATATCTACTCGATACACCGAGAGGATATGGAGACCAACTTACTAGCCTAGCTCTTACTGGAGGTAGGAATATTTGGTCAGAAAAAGGAGCATTAGTGCCTCAATACGGTTATGATGTTAAAGCAATTATACCTAACAATGAAAAGGTTTTGTTAATATCAGATGATGACCAAAGTAGCTCATCTATCTTTATTGTAACTCAAGATATTGAAACCAATAAAGGTAACGTTTATTTATATACGGCATCTCAAGGACTAAGAAAGTATAAAACTCAAATTCCTTCAATAACAACTCCAATTATAACGGCAAGAACTGGAACAAACCTTATCTTGACTACGGCTGGAGCTAACTATGAATTTGGTGCATACTATCCAGAGTCAGTTGAAGAAATATTAAATGACAACTTAGATATATCAACATTTACTAATTATTATGAAGTAACTATTCCAGACGTTTCTAAAGATTACTACTGGAATGGGAAAGAAGTCGCTATTAAATCTGATACTAAAATTATACCAAGTAAGGTTGTGTCAATAAATAATTCTGAAATAAGAGAAAGTACTCCTGTAACTTTTAATAAAATAGGGGATTATATAACTCAAAATATCCCAATTGTTTTTGAGGTTGAATTTACTATCGAAAAAACGACAAAATCAAGCATTGTTTGGCTTAATACTAGTCAAGAGTATTACAGCGAAGGGTATATAGGTTATAATTTAAGAGCAACGGATGATACTTCATATATTGAGTATAGGTGCAATCCTTCAAATTACACAGAGAAGGATGATGAGATACTAAGGTTTGATAGAAAATATATAGAAGAAGGAGCTAAATACCTTTGCAAAATTTATTTAAACGATAAAAATAAAAAGGTAACAATTGAGTTATTTAAAAATGGGGAATTTTGTGATGTTTTAGATAGTGAAATAGACTTTGATATATTTAAAGACTATTACATAAAAAAATATTCAGAAGGAACTGTTAATTCAGTTATAGTTGTTAAAGCAAATTCTCAACCTATCTCATATATTCTGCATCAAGGATGCGCTCTTAGACTTGTAACACAACAAGGTACTCAACATCAAACTTTAACAGGAAAAGTATCTTTACTTGAGAAAACCCTAAATACTTTAACATTTAAGTACGTTCCAGAAGAAATCACTGAAAGTAATCCAGAAAAAGTTATCACTCCTAAAGTAATGGGATTTTGTGCTAATAGATTATGTATTTCAGATGTAGGTGGTGTAATATATTACTCTGGCGTTGGGGTAGTTGATAATTTCAAAGAAAGTCTTGGAGCTGGATATTTTGGAGGGTTTAGTGATGACAACTCTGAATGCTTAGCTCTAGAGGATTATTATAATGGTGTTCTTATCACAAAACAAAATGGTTTATATTTTTTGGCTTTTGGTACAGATAGTACTTCATCTGTAAACCAAAGTACAATTGGTATAACAATTAAGAAGATTGCCCAGATTGGTCAAGAGTATGCTAAAGACCACGTTATTATTGATAAGAAGATTATAGCTTATGATAGCAATTCAGCTTCATTACTTGTTGCCGCAGCGGTAAACGTATTCGGTTCACTTGTAGCAGGGAAAACCCTTGTTACAGCTGAAGAATTGAATGCTCAAAGTTTTGGTATTCCAGAACAAAAAAGACAACTTGTGTATAACTCTGAAGCACAAGTCTTAATCCTTTACTATGGGGAACAACTTAAGAATGGTATTGTTTATGTACCATCTTCTAAGGCTATTTTCCCTAGAGAAATGGATTTAACTGTTGAAGACTATCAAGGATTTAATCAAGGCGTAATCGGTGTTAGTGAAAACGGTAAGCTATTTGAAGATTTTAAGAAGGGTACACTTATTGAAAACTTAACTTCTATTGCAAACTTTGAACCAATTGGATTAAGAGATAATAGAATGATATGTGCTTCAGTAATGGAAGTATCTGAATTAAATGGTATTGAATACGCTTTAACAACAACTAACACTCAAACATCTTTACAGTATATTCGACCAAGTTCTACAATATCAAGGAATGGTAAAAACACTCCTCCTATGTTGTATTCAGATAAAATGGCTAACTTATCTTTTGACTCATTTTCAATTCAAAGAAAATGGGCTGATAAAACTTCAAACTGTACAAGAATATACGCCCCTATGTCTGGTCGATACGGAGTAAACTTGTCTTTTGAATTTCCTAAAGCGGAAGCTTTTTGTTTAGCTGCAATACTTATAAACGATTTTAGTCAAGGAAACTAAACATATGAAATATAGACAGATGAAAGAACAAGACTTATTCAGATTTGCTCAAGATATTAAAAGTTGTTACGACTCTTGCCATCTTGTTTTTGATGACCAAAACCCGTTAAAAGGGTTGAGCACAGAGGGGTTATTATTATTCCTTAAAGATTACATCGAAGCGGATGACTCTAGTATAACAGCTATTCTTGATGATGATGAAAAGTTTCTTTATGGTATTATAATTTTTGACAATATAAGGATGGGGATTAAAAACTCTGCTCAAGTTCATATTGTTAATGACCGCTCTATATGGGGTCATAGAATTAAAGATATATATAAACAAGTAATTCACTGTTCTATTTTTGATATTTTGTATGCTGAAATCCCTGCTATTGCAGTTGGTGCTATTGGAATGTGTCGCAGACTTGGGTTTAAAAAGACTGGGTACATTCCTTCAATAGCTCCTTATACAAATTCAAAAGGTGAAGAAAAAGTATATGATATGCAAATATGGAGTCTAATTAAATGACACAATTAGATAGAATACAGTTAGATGAAAATGGTGGTTTAATCCCAACCCTTAAAGGTGGAGTTCAAGCCTTTCAAGATGTAGTTGATACATCTCAAAATAATATAAATGCCCTTCCAGATACAGGAGCTCAAGGATTTCTTAAAAGCACAGCTCAAGTACCTCAAGATTTTTTTAATGTAATAGCTCATCCAGCTAAAACAGCTCAAGAGAGTTATGAATATTATAAAAATAATCCAAAAATGCTTTTACCCTTAAATCAAGTTTTTGATTATCAAAACCAAAAAACTCAAGAATTACTTGAGGGAACTTATAATCCTTCTAAAGAATTAGGTTCTTTAACTGGAGGAATGCTATCTGGTTTGGCTTTAGGTGGTTTAGGTAATAAAGCAATGCCTGTAAAACCCTCAACACAATTACCTATTAGAGGTAGTTTAGGAGGAGATGCTTTAACTTTTACCCCTGCAAAAAGAGGTCTTGGATTTGAAACATATCTTCTCTCTCAAGGGGGAGTACCTTTATCTGAAGCAAGACAAAATCTAGCCCGTGCAATAAGAAGAAATACAGAACTTGGACAAAATAAACTTGGTTCATATAATACGATTAGAAGTGATATAAACATTTCTCCTAATTTAAATATACAAAACCAAGGTCGTTCTGCTTATGATACTGGAATGCACGAAGGAGCTCACTATACATTAAAAAGGTTAGAAGCTTTAGAAAACGCAGGATATGCTACTCCAGAAACATCAAGATTATTATATGACCTAAAACGAAGCCAATCTAATAGGTTAACTCCTCTGGCTGAAAATGAAGCGATATCAAGAGCTTTTGAGCAGTTAAGAAATCCTAACATAAGATTTTCTCCTAGGGAATTAGAAAGCCTTATGATTAACCCAGATGATATAACTAACGCCTATAAGGTTCTTCAACCTTACTGGAGAAGTTACAGAGGAGGGATGTAATGAGATTTCATAGGAAAAAGATAACCGCTGATGCAGCTGGAAGAAAACACGGATGGAGAAGTGGTCTTGAAAAGAAGATGCAAGAAAACCTTCAAGAACTGGGAATAGACGATAATTATGAAAGTAAAACTTTTGAATATATCGTACCAGAAACAAAACATAAATACACTCCAGACTTCCCTGTATCACCTCACATTGTAATTGAAACAAAGGGGTTATGGGAAGTTGATGATAGAATGAAAATGTTACGACTTAAAGAGCAATATCCAGAGGTCGAGTTTAGGATGTTTTTCCAAAACGCCCAGAAGAAAATTAAAAAAGGAAGTAAAACATCTTATGCGGATTATTGTGATAAGCACGGACTTAAATGGGCAGAAAAAACCTTGCCTCAAGAATGGATAGATGATATTATCTTAGATTTAAGAGGTGAGTACGAGCTCCGTTCGGATGGATAAGCGAAGCGGAGTACAAAATAGAATGAAATTATGCTATAATAAAAACAGAAAGGAAAATTTAATATGGCATTTAAACGTTCAAAAAAGAAGCAAACCGACTATAATATAGGAGGTAAAGCTATCTCTGATACAGCTATTCCTCTGTATCAAAAAAACCTAACAAGGATGGATGACTACCTTAGTGACCCAACCGCTAGACAAGATACGTATATGAATAAATATTTCGGGGCAGATAGTGCCCTAAATAGCGACTTCTTGCGTAATTATCAACGTGCTATGGGTGAGACAACAGGAAACAATTATTCTGCTACATCTGGAGGTTATAGTTCATCTGGGCAAAGAGCATACGATGATAACCAAAGATATTGGAATGATATGTTAAGTAGATTGCAAGGCAGTAATGTTACTAATGCTTACAATATGGCTAATCAAGATTATCAAAATATGATGGGAGCAAATAATTCATATTATAATGCTTATCATTTAGGTAAAGCTTATTCTGATGTTGACCAATATAACGATATGGTTGATAAAGCCAATAAGAACTGGTATAGTGGTGTTATGAGCTCAGTAGGTCAAGGTTTGATGGGTCTCGGTGACCCTATTTCTAAAGCCATCGGTGCTGGTTTATCAACGGCTGGTTATTTTACTGGAAATAATGCTGGTGAATTAGCTGACCAGATGGCAGGACTAGGAAATGATGCTCGTGGAGGAAGTGGCTCATCTAATGTATTAGGTAACGCTTTCCAAAAAGGGTATGAAGGTATTGGTACTCTTATCAATGATTGGAAGAGCGACAATAAACAATATTTCCCTAAATGGGCTGGAGGAAAAGGAATACAAACTAATAAGGTAAACACAGGTGGTTCTTTATTTTCTAGTAACGACCCTTGGTCAGCAAAGATAGGAGGTTAATAGAATGACTTTAAGTAAACGAGATTATATTGATTATGCTCGTCAAATCGCTATTGAAGAAGGTCTTGACCCTGCTATCTTCATCGCACAGCTAAATAGAGAAAGTGGTTTTAACCCAAAAGCAAAAAATCCTAAGTCTGGGGCAACTGGCATAGGGCAATTTATGCCAGCTACAGCTAAAGGTATGGGGTTTGTTGCAGGGAAAGACCCGTTGTTAGATATTCGTATGGCAGCAAAATATATGAAGGGTAAGTTAAAAATGTATAACGGCGATTATCGTCTAGCCCTTGCTTCATATAATGCAGGCTCTGGAAATGTATCAAAATACGGTGGTGTTCCTCCTTTCAAGGAAACTCAAGACTATGTTAATTCTATTATGGCTATGGCTGGAAAAGGTACAAGCGATAGAGGAGTTCTAACAGGAGGAGTTTCAAAAACTGGAAATATAACTGGAGCAGCTTCAAGATTAAATATTCCTAATCCAGAAAGACCTAATTATAAGGACTTATTTGCTAATGCGGTAACAGACCCAACAGGGTTAACAAACGCAAAAATAACCCCTAGAGAAGAAATGGCATTAAGAAATATTGCAACACCAGTACAAGCTCCAGCTGATATAAGACCTATGGTTCAAGTAGGTACTAATGAAGATGGAACTCCTCAACTGGTAACAGAAAGTCAGTATAATGATATGTTAAACCAGCTTGATACAGAAAGAATACTTCAAGCTAATCAGCAACTTCAAGCAAGCCTTCCAGCTATGTCAAAAGCTGAAATTCAACTAGGAGGACAAAACGCCTATAATACAATGAAGGGCTTAAGAGATGAATACAACCAAGCTCTTGCCAATGACCCTCGTTGGAATTTAGTTCGTTTAACCCCAGAACAAGCACTTGATGCAATGAATGTTATGAAAGCAAAACAAGGAGCTGGAACATTAGGAGATGTAAGTAAAGAAAAGTATTATCAAATGATGAACTCTTTACAAAATTATCAAACTCCAATGGATAATGCTTATGATTTAACTAATCAAGAATACCTTGCCCAACTTGCTAATATGCAAGAATTTCAGAAAACAGCTTTAACATTAGCTCAAGGTAATCAACAGTTAGCTCAAGAGTTAATGAAGCAAGCTCAAGCTGGGAATGGTGATGTTATTAACGCACTACAAAAAACTCAAGAAGCAAGGATGAAACAGGAAGCTGATTATCAAAAACAAATTCAATCTGATTATGGTACGCTATTAAATACCCAACGAACTGGATTGAATACATACTTTAATCAACTTCCAATAACTGAAGCAAATGCGGTTAATGCACAAAATCAGTTTAACTTAGGAAGATATGGAACTGATGCTGGTGTTTATGGAACTAACGTAACTACAGCTAAAGACTTAATTATGCCACAAATTAAATCCGATGTAGAAGCAAACAGTCCAGTAGTTCAAGAGCAATTAAGACAAGGTCAGCAAAAAATTGGTATTCAGCAACAAAACGCTGATACAGCTAGAGCTGGTGCAGCTGGTAATATCGTTGCTAATGGTATGTTTAACCCAGAAGGTTTTGGCACAGCTTCTCAAACTGTTCCATCAATTAGAAATATTCTAGGACAACCAACAACTGACACAAGTAACGCCTTATTTGGTCTTACGCCAAGACAAGGTAATACGCCACAAATGTTTGACTTTATGAATATGTTTAGAACAAATGATTAAGGAGTATAATTAAATGAATTTTTCACAATATGTTAATCTAGGGTTAACTCCAGAGAGTCAAGAGTTCTATAGAAATCTTTCCGCAGGGGGTGTTCCTTCGGGAACGGGTGGCACTTCAAGTACAGATGCAGGGGTAGGGGCAGAAGCCCCTTTATCCCCCGAACAACAAAAGGTAGCTCTTGAACAACTACAAGCTTCAAGACAGCCCGCACCTTCTCCTAGTTGGCATACAGAAGGAAGAATTATCCCAACTAAATCAAACTTCTGGTATGCTATACCTTACAACGCAGTAAGAAATGCTGGGGATATATCAACAGGATTAACTTATGCTGCTACGCATATTCCAGAATTAACTGGAAGATTTGTAGATTTCCAAAAACGTAATTGGAAGAATACAGAGCGTGAAGCAAAAGTATTCCGTAAAATGGTTGAAGATGGAAATGCAACTCTTGGTGATTATGTTCGATATTTAGGTAGAGTAGCTCAAACAAACCCAGTTAATGCTACTTTAAATAAAACATTAGATTTATGGGGTCAACCTTATAACCTTAATACAAGGACAGCTGGCGAATTAGCTGGTGTGTACAAAGACAAAGGATTTGTTGAAGGAACTAAGGCTGTAGGTCAACAACTTAAGAATACAGCTAAGTCTATGGCTGAAAACCCATTAGATGTTGCTCTTGACTTTGCTCCTGCTATTAGCACTGGAGTTAAAGCTGCAAACAAGGCAATTGGTAAAACTGGAAAAGGTTTTTCAACTGCTAAAGGTGCAACAGCTGGGCAAGTAGCAGAAGATATAATTAACACAACAACATCTGAAGTTGCACGTGATACTAATAAAATAGTTGAACAAGCAAAGGATTTAGGTAAAAATAAAAACCTTAATGACTTAATCAAAAGAGCTGAAGAAACGGGTGACTGGGAAGGTGTTCCAGTAGCTCAAAGAGAAGCACTTAAAAAATTTTCTGATGACTATAATGTTATTGCTCAAAAACACAGCCCTCAAACGGCAGTTGACCCAGAGCATTTGACCGTAGCACAGAATATAGCTAGAAAGAAAAATATAACTTACAGACAGGCTGAAAAAGAAATTACAGCGTTGTATGACTCAATTCCTCAAGGGGTTGACAGAAATGTAGGCTTAAGAAATCTAGCCGAACAAGGTGATAAGCTAGCTAAACAAGTTATTGATGCTAAGCAGGGGTTCTATGAAGGAAGATTATTCCCGATTACTCACGCTATGGATGAAGCAGCGGAAATTGATAAAACATTGAAGGCTGCATCTGGATTAGATGATACAAAAAGAATTTATTCTGGTAAGTTTTCTACACGGGAGTTTGGTACTCAAACCTATGAAGATATTGCTAAGGCTTTATCTAAACCAGACGAATATGTTGAAAGATTAAGTAAACAATATATCGGCAACAATATAGCAAAACAACTTGAACAAGGAATGTTAGCTGGAGAAAGTGTTTTAGCTAAAGATGCCAAGGAAGCTAAGTATGTTAGCAAAGAAGCTCTTCAATCTGGTGATATACTTAAAGCTTTAGATAATGCAAGTGACACAGCTACAAAAGTAGATGATATACCTATCAATAAACACGTTGTTAGAGAATTGAAACAACAATTAAAGCCTTTTGGTTCTCCATTCGGTTATCAAATTCTAAACGACTTTTATAACTTAGGTAAAGGTCAAATGCTTGCATCTGGTACTTATTTAGGTGCTAACGCAATTGGTGGTGGTATAACATCATTACTTGCATCTGGTACAAATATATTAGATGATGTAGCAAACGCCATTGCAACACAAGGAAGACTTTCTAAAGAACTTGGAACGTATAGAAGAACAAGTCAATTTAGAAATATTAAAACTCCAGTCTTAAGAGAGTTAAACCAGTTTAACAAATATACAACTGGTGGTATAGCTGAATTTCTTGATAGAAAATTACAAAACTCTTTCTCTGAAATTGCAGCAAACAGAAAACTTAGACAAATGGGAGTTTTACCTCAAGATAGGTTAAAATATATTGAAGCAGCTGAAGCGGATAAATTAGCTGATATAATTAAAGATGTAAAGGCTACTTCATTATTAAACAACTCTAAAACATTCTTCCCTAGACAAGTTATCGAACCATTGGCTATGTCTAATCCATTCTGGAGATGGGTTGATACAGCAGCAGCAAGCACAGTACATATGACAACTAAATATCCAGCCTTAGCTAACTGGGCTTTAAATCAAACCTTAGCTGAAATAGGACTTGATGAAGAGATGCAGAATAGGTTAAATCTGGGTGTTAAATCAGACAAACAAGGTGTGTCATATTATTTCGATGATAGAACTGGTCAAATAAAAGAAGCAACTATTGAATGGATACCTCAAATGAATACATTCAAATTGATTTCTAATCCAAAAGATAGTGTACTTCGTGACCCAACTACATCTGTAACTCTTGCTAGATTATGGAATGCTTCTCAAGGTAAAGATGCTTACGGTCGAGCTCTTAAACGAGCAGAAAAGAACCCTAACAGAAGACTTACTCATATATACGATGGAGCTCAAAGATACACTTGGACAGACCACGGTTGGGAAAAACAAGAGGGGAGGTTAGATGAACTAGCTTCAACTTTTGCTAAAGAAACAATTGGTATTTTAAACCTAGCTAATAAAAACGTTCTACCTACAGTTGGAACGGTGTTAGGTCGTAAGTATTATCAACCATATACTCAAAGTTTATTTGGAGATTTTCATAAAGATGAAATGACTAATAATATGATAATGGGCGGTGACCCACGTAAACCACGTGAGCTTGCTGATGTAATGGGTGCATACTTAGGATTGTACAGTCAACCTTACATTCCTAGACTTCAAGAAGACAGACCATTATCTGTTAGAAAAGGAAGAAGTCTTTTGAGAGGTCAAAGATACGATTTATTAAGAAAACAAAGGGGGTACTAAATAAATGGCTAATAAGATAGATAGATTTACGCTCCCAAGATTGGACTGGTATGACAACCAAGGAATTGATACTGATACAGGGGAAATCATTGGTAGAATTTACAAAGATGTTTTAATTGAAAACTTTAATGCTATTGAAGCAAAGTTGATTGAAATGACTAAGTTAGATGCCTTTGATGTAAACCTCCCAGACTTGAGTACAATAGTTTATCCAGATGTAACACTTAATTCAGAAGAAGATAGCATTGTCAATCTGCGTTCACTAATGAATATTATGGATTGTAGAAAATACCCAATTACTTGCGATTTCAATGGCACAAAATGTACAAAGATGGTTTTCTACACAGAGGATAATAAAATTATTGAACGACTTGATTATCAAGAAACTGGAGCAAGTGATACTAAACCTTGGGTTTACTGTAACTTAACAAACGGAGATGTGACAGCAAGTGCTTCATCTGTAACTCCTAGCGGTTCTATGTTTGTTGGATGTTATACAAACGGTTCAATCAAATGCAACGAGTCTGGTTATTTAGTAGGGCGTAATGTTCTGCAAGCGTTATCTCAAATGAAATTCCAAAATATTGGAAATTTAACGGTCGATGGGAATAATGCGGGAAATCGTGAACCTAAAAACTGGACTGATGGCGGTGATACCGTAGGCTGGTCAGATACAGAAAGATATAGCGGTTCATTTACTTTTACAAGATGCAAATATGGAAGGACAACAAGATAATGAGTTTTGATTTCTTTAATAATTCACACTTAGCTTTTGGGTCAAAACTTACAGCTGCATTTAAACAGTTAAGTAAGTTAAAGAGCGAAGCCGAGTTAAACCTTGCAAACGTTCTTTCTGTTCAAGATATATATAAAGAATATATATCCAGAAATTATCAAGTACCCGTTCCGGCAGAACTTGGTTCACCTTGTAGAGTAAACGAAGTATTTCAGATTATCGATGCACCATTCATCGTTAAAAGATTGGAATATACTGAAGGCAAGTTATACATCGATGTTTTAATTTTTAATAGTACAACCTTAAGAATTACTTGTGCTTCTGGGCAGACCGACTTAAAAGAAGGTTCGGCTTATTATGAACAGTCTATATCAAACTTAGTTACTGGTCGAGAAATTAAGTTTGTAAGTAAATCCAAAGCCGAGACTGGAGCTAAATTATTTGATTTCAGAATAGATAGCGATGGATATATTTGTTTAGAAAATATATCTGAATATATTCAATCCGTAGATTATAGCAATTACTCTAGCTTAAGTAAAGGTGCTAATATTTCTTTACCTTATACTGCAACAGATTATGAATGTGTTGTAGTTGTAGGAACTGATAATACAGCTGAAATAAAATTAAACGGAACAACTATTCTAGGTTATTGGAATGCCTTTAACTGTAAGAGATTTGTAGTAGTTTATATGAAAGCTGGAGATAAATTAACTGGTAACGCTTCACTAGCTTTTAAAGTGAAATACAATGTCAAGTAAGGAGAAAGCAGAATGAAAGATTTTAAAGGATTAGTTAAAATATCTGATGTGCAAAATGCCTTTGATGAAATTGTAGGTAATATCAATAATATGGTTGATACTTATAATGCTTCTGCTAAAGTACTAGATATTGATTATACTAAAGGTTCAGCAGAACTTGGAGCTAGTGGTTATACCTTATCTGTAGGTGGATTAAAGCGTATTATTCAAACTTATCAAGGGTGTTCAGTTGGATGTAAACCATTCAAGATTGATGCTAACCATTGTAAGGTTACAGCTGGTTTCGTATTTGCAGATAACACAGTTTATCGAGCTAACGAACAAGATATGACTGGGAGTGGAAATATTTTATACTTTGATGTAGATAACAAAAGATATTCTTTTGGAGCTGGAGCTACAACTTCAGTACAAAGCGTAACCGTTCCGAAAATTACTAATAGTACGTCTTGGGGTAATATCTGGGCAACTTCAGATAGTTCTGTAGCTTGGCAAGTTCCTAGTATGATACCATCTGGAACAGCTGGTGTTTATAAAGGATGGACTGCTTCAGCTAAACTTGAAGGATATGGAAAGCAATGGCAATGGGTTTGGAATTTTCCATCTGCTTCATCTGGTCACGTTAAGTTCGGGACAATCGATGCTTTCGGGATTGAACCATTTTCTATGGGTACATTAAGTGGAAGTTTATCTAACTTTAAAACATCTCGAGATAGTAATAATAATTTGTGGTGCGAATTTGACTTCACCAATGCAAATGGGATAAGAATATACGGAACGTTTAATAAACGCAGTGCATATGTCGAACCATTTTATTCTTTCTTTGGAATGCAATTAACTGATGTTAAAACAACAATTATAACTGATGGAGATGCGGATGCAGGAAGATTGGTTAAGATATGCGACTTAAACTGGAATAGGGATACAAAACAACTTGCTACAATAAATAAAGCAATGTCTGAAAGTTCAAGCAGAAGTATAACTATTCAAGGTAAAGGTTTACCTTTTGTATCTAATAATGGGTTTACTGGAGGTGGAGCTTTCTGTTGGGCAACTGATGGACAATATGATGGAGAAGTAAAATTGTTCGGTAATCAAATATCCTATATGCAAAATAGAGGAGGAAGTAGCTTACGATACTTTACTATTCCAACATATTTATATATTCCAAAAGGTGTTGCAAACCCGTTAACTGGAAAACTAATGAACACCTATACAGCAAAGTATAAGGATTAAAAATGAATTAGATTTATGGTATAATATATTAAAAGAGGGGTTAATTCCCCTCTTGGATACCATAGTAAGATAAGGAGAAATATATGCCTTACATTGATGCAACTTGTATAAGAGGACAAAATAATCCTTTTACAGCTTCAATAGAAATAAACGATAACGCAAGTGATTTTAGTCCACTTGACTTAAATAACTATGCTATTCGTTTCCAAGTTCTTGGGTCTCCTACAGCTGATGCAAAAGTGTTAATCGAAAAGGTTATAACACAGAACACAGATGTGGAAGAATTTGGTCAAATAGATGACCCGAATAATGGAGGGTTTACCTTTGTTATATCTAAAGCTGATACCAATTTGCTTGGATTAGGTAAATTCCCGATTAAATTAGATTTACTGGATGCAACTTCATTAGCTCTTATTTATAGTTTAACTATAGGGGATGAAAATAATGAATTTAACGCAATCAGAGTAGTACAAGTATAGAGGAGGATTTAGATGGTCGATTTTCGCTATTATTTGGGACGTCAAGGCGTACGTGGTCAAAGAGGTGAAAAAGGTGATAAAGGATTTAGTCCGCTTATTACAGAAAAAACAAATACAAAAGAAGAATATGTTCTTCATATTCAAAATGAAACAGATGATACATCTTTTGATACTCCTAACTTAAAAGAAGGACTTGTACCAGAAGATATGGGTGGAACGTATGTTCGACTTAACAGAGAGACAGGAAATCAATATTATGGTGATATTGATGAAGCTACTGAAACAACTAAAGGTGTTGTTAAGCTTGAACCAGATGAAACGGTATTAACTCCCACATCTGAAACAAGTGTAATTACAGCTAAACAAGCCGTCCAAAATTACACAAAAAAGACTGAAACACAAGACTTACAAAATATAGTAACGGCAAATTCTGGAGATATAGATAAACTTCAAGATATGGAATACGTTTCTAGTGTAGGGGTTCGTGGGTCAGATTTAACTGTACAAAAAAGCAAAAATGGTGTTGTAACTACCAATGCTACTATTCCCCTCCCTACTGGAAGTGGTGATGTAACAGCTGCTGGAGATAATAAATTTACTGGAGAAAATACATTTACGGGAAAAGTTAATATTGCTGGCGGAGCATTGACAGTTGATGGACTTGCAACACTTAACCAAGCTGCTGCACAATACCTTAATGCTGTAAGTATAACAAGTTCTGGAGAGATAAATGCAACATCGGTTAAAGCAAATGGTTTACGTTCTAATGACATCCAGACTATTGAAAACAAGAAATATCTTACTGAATTAGATGTAGATAATCAAACTATTCAAGTAGTCAATGGTAAACTTCACGCTAATTTAGATGAATTAGGTAATGAAGTAAATGACTTAGCAGGTCGTGTGACGGGTTGTGAGTCTGATATTTTAACAATGAAGACTTCTATTGGAATAAAGCAAACCAAGTTAACTGCTGGTGCTAATATCACTCTAACAGATTTAAGTGATGGTACAGTTCGTATTGATGCAACTGGTGGTGGAGGTACAGGGGATGTACCTATTGCGACGACCACAACCGCTGGTAAAGTCAAACCAGATGGAACTACAATTACCATTACTGACGATGGAACAATTAGTGCTGTTGGCGGAGGAGGTTCTACCCCAACAAATATGATGACAACTGATACAGACCAGACTATTACAGGTATTAAGACTTTTACTCCTTCAAGTACATCATCCTATGGTGTAAAAACAGGATTAGCTGTAGGTTCTATGCGCTTAGGAACTGATAATTCATCTAGTCTGAACCCTGTTATTTCTGGAGAAAATATTATGATTGTTAATAGCTCTGGAAGTAAAATTGCGACTTTTGGAAGTACTGAAAGTATTTCGTTTGGTGATGGCTCGGCTTCGATGTTTTTAAACTGTTTAGCAAATACTACAAACATTAAGTCGGGTGCTTCTATTAATTATATGGGAAATCTCCAAGTAGGTGTGGAAACATTAACATACACTTCTGCTAACGGAGAAACAACAGATTTATTAGCAGGGAATATTCCGACTGTAATTGATGGAGGAGATAGTACAACAGCATGACAGAAATGACTGATACACAAATTATGGTACTAATGATGATATACGGGCTTCTAGGTACGGTATTGTTCTGCATATTTATATAAAATCTATAGTGCAGAACGCCTGTTGTTCGTAGTAACAATATAAAATAAAATTATTTAAGAGGGGTTAAAATCCCCTCTTTTTTGTGGTATAATAAAAATATATAACATATTGAATAACGCATAACGAACAAAGGAGGATTTTGTTTTATGTTTATAGCCAAACAAGTCGCAGGCTCAATGCCGAGAATTGTTGAAAATAAGGAGGATAAAACATGTATATAGCTCGTCAAGGTGAACATATTGCTCTAACAGATACAACAAGAGAAAATCTTGAAAGAAGAACAATTATGATGCCTAACATTACTATTGAAGAAACCGATATTGATTATCAACTTGTAGGAGGGGAATACGTTACTCCAGAAGTAGCCGTGCAAAAAGAAAAAGAAAGAGTTGCTATGCTTAAGATGACTCCTAGAGATTTTCTTCTAGCTTGTACACAGAAGTTAGGTATTGAGTGGAGTAAGTTAAAGGAATTGATGGATACAAACGCTCAAGTAGCTATTGAATTACAATTCTGTAATCACGTAGATAGAGGTAATCCATTACTTGACCAATTAGCAGGGCAGTTTGGCGTAACTTCAGAACAATTAGATAACTTATTTAAAACAGCTAATGGGGAGGAAGTATAATTTATGACAAAAATACAATTAAGAAGAGATACAGCATCAAACTGGTCAACTAACAATCCAACTCCTTCAGAAGGGGAACCTTGCTTTGAAACTGATACAGGAAAGTTAAAGATTGGAGATGGTAGTACAAAATATAATGACTTAGCTTACCAAGGTAGTGGTTCTGCATCAGCCAATATGGTAACTACTGATACAGAACAAGAAATTACTGGGCTAAAAACCTTTACTAATGACATAGTTTTAAACCAATGGAATAGTAGTACATCTCCAGTAAGAGAAGCACATATTGATTTAAGTAGTGGTAATCAAAATCAAATTATTACCGCAGAAGGTATTGATAAAACTTTTGGAATGTATTCCTCTTCTTCTACTGGCATCCAACTTGGTACAAGTAAAACCGACTTTACTCAAGGTTTATCAGTTAAACCTAGTTCATTAACATTTACAAGCTCCGATGGAACAACTACTGACTTATTAGCTGGTAGAAGTGGTGACGTAACAACGACAGGGAATAATACTTTTACTGGTACTAATATTTTTAAAGGACAGAGTTTATGTGTAGGAGATGACAATAACTATAATAATATAGCAAAATACAGCGGTAAAGAATATGTAGCTGGAGACGAAGAAGGCACAACTATTTTTAACCCTGTAATGTTAGGGGGTGAATATACGAATACTGTTTTAAGCCCTAATGTAAAAGTTTTAGAATATGATGAAGCATCTAAAGCCATTAAAGCCTATAGGATTATGACTAAAACACCTACAAATAATGAATATATGGGTCATATGGCTATGCCATCTGATAAATATATTGATTTAGAGTTGGGAGCATCTGGCACAACTTATACCGCCCCCACAGATGGGTATGCTTATTTTCATACCGAGTCATCAACCAACGTGGCTCGCTCTGCAACTATTGAAAACAAAACATCGGGGTATATGATTACCGCAACAGATGGCGTTGGTAGTGCTTTAAGAATACTCTTACCTCTTAAGAAGAATGATACATTCGAAATTAGATATAATACTTTAGGCTCTTCAACCACAGTAAAATTTATTTATACTGTTGGGTCAGAGCCAGCATCCTAGTAAACTATGACAGCTACTTAATAATATAAAACAATATATAAGAGTATAAGGAGAAAAATAAAATGAACAAAAAACAAAATGACATTGATTTCGCTAAAGGAGTTAGCGTAAAAGTACAAGAAACAAAATTTGGTGACATTATTAAACTAGGAGTTAATGTAGAACAATTCCTAGAAAATGAACCTAATGAAGCTGGTTTTATTAACATTGAAATTAAGAAATCAAAAGCTGGCAAAATGTATGCAGTACTAAGTAAACCAATTGAAAAATAAAAGTCTTAACAGCGAAAACGGGTCTTTCGGGATTTATCTAGCCTTAATCAAATCCCATCTTTTCGTTCACGCTATGAACTCAACTGCCCTAATTGGGCTTCGTTCTAATATATTAAGGAGGTATCCAAAAATGATTAGCATAACAACTTTACTTTGTACAATAAACACTATTATTCTGGTTATCTTTGGGTGTCTTTATCTAAAGAAAAATTATGTAGTTATGACATCTGAAGAATATCAAACCATAGCTCAATTTGTTGAAGAACACAGCGAAGCGGATGAAGCAACTGAAGAAAAAGCAGGGGGTGTGGGCTTCCAGATTTACGATGAAGAAGTAGCGGAGGAAGACGATGACTAAATACGTATTTCATTTTTGTAGAAATAAAAAATGTAGAAATGGCTGGCTTGATATAGATAAAACCAATGCTAAAACCATCCCTCCTTCTTGGAAGTATTGTAGAGAATGTGCAGAAAAACTTGGAATAGATTTCGATAAACAAGAACCCTCTGATGCAAAAACTGAAAAGCAGTTAGAAGCAGAGAAGGAGAATGCAAAAAACTTGAAACCTATAAGAAAGAAATCTTAAATTTCAAGGGTTTATATATACCCCTTATAGATTTATCCTAGATTTTACTAACCCCTCTTAAAAAGGATTTATTACAGGAAGGAATAAATAAATGATTTTATACGCACTAAAAGACTTGGCGACTGATTACTATGTTACAAGAAATGGTAGGTTTGACGAATTAAATGAATGTACTCAATTGTTTAAGTCTAAATCTCAAGCTGAGAGATGTATTAAATTTAACTATGAAGGATTAGGTTATTTAAGTGACTTAATGAGCTCATTAGTATATTCTATTCTAGAAAAGAAATATGGCGTGTATAGAAGCGTGCTAGAAGTCTCTCATAAAGAATTTCTTGATGTTGCAGATGATATAAAATTAGAAGTTGTAAAGGTACAACTAAATGAAAAACGAAGCAAGAAAGAAGAATAATAAATACATTCCTAAACAGAAATTAACTAAAACGCAATTAAATAATGTTAGGAAGGAAATACAAACTGTCTGCAAGGAAATAGGCTGGATACAGTTTAGTACCTTTGAAGAATTAGCAGATATGCTTTGTCTTCCTAACGGTGATTATATTCAACTAGCAGTAAATGAACTCCGAAAGAAAGAAGAGATTTTACTGCAAGTTTGGTTGAGGGATATGTTTCTAAGTCTTATACCTAACACTTGGTTTTATACACGTTTTGTAGAAGATAATAAAGAAGAAGATATAGAAGGATAGATGAAGATGAATTATGAGATAAAGAAAAAGGATAGTATATATTTTCTTCCAGCAGTTGAAGAATGGATTTTCGAGAGTTTTAAGTTAAATTTGCTTGAAGGCATTCTTTATAAGTTAATTCTTCAGCAAGGTAGTTTTGTTTGGACTTCAGAATATACAGGGAAAGTCTTAAGAGTTTCTGGAAAAACAATCTGTAGAGCTGTAGAGTCTTTAGTAAAAAAAGAAGTTATCAAGAAATTTTATTCAAGTAAAGGGAGTAAAACAAGATGGATATTAGTTGCATTATATAATGTCGAGGGTAAAAGACTTTATACTGAAATTATTACAGACAAGAACAAAGGAGAAAGAAAGATTTCTCAAGACGAACTCAAACACCACCTTAAGGGAAAGAAAAGTAAACCATTTGAAGAAACAGATAGTTTAGATGAATTTTTGAAGGGATTTTAAAATAGTTGTACGAGCACTCCCGACAAAATGTCCACGGTACTCCAAGGACAAAATGTCCTTCTAATATATTATAGTATTAAATATAATATAAGATTTAAAAACTCACTTTTATTGATAAATTATATTATTTAAGTATAAAAGTTCGTACTCATAAGCTATGCTTATTCGTTATTAGATATATAGAATATCTTAGATATATGATATATTTTCTTTTAAGAGTTATACACGTTTTTTGTAGTTAATATATAAGATAGATTAAATAAGATGATATAATAACTAAAAAGAGTTTTACACGTTTTTATGAAGATAATAAATAAATAATAAATAAAGAGAAATAAGAACTAGAAGAAAGAATGTGTTCCGCTTCGCTATAGACCAATATTCCAAAAGGAATGATTGTTCCGCTTCGCCGATTTCGGCTTAAATTCGTTACACGAATGGCTCAATCTTTAGATTGATAAATTGTATCATTCTTTTGGTTTATATATACTAATTCTTAAGGATTATATG